TCGTGAATGGTGTGAAAACGTCAGAGATAGCACTTGTCGGCTCTGCCTGTGCAACAGGTGCCGCCGCCACAGAACCTTCAGGAAACTCGCCGAGTTCAAAACCAATATCGCCCATCTCGGAAAACAGCGGGTTGTCATACGGAGAGATGTTGAGGGCAGAACGACGATTCGCCGCTCTCAAGAAACCACCGATATAAGGAATCGCGCCCATGATCCCAAGGTCTTTCTCTAACGTCGGATCATAGGTAACAGTTCCAAAACGAGTAGGCGACCCCTCACGCAGCATACCACGGATGTTACCTCGTGCGTCTCGTGGGTTTAAGTACTGATCATAGGCAAGTGCGTTGACCTTGTTCAGGGTGGCAATCCCGCCAGGGGTGTTTGCAGCGTAATTAATCTTGCTGGGATCAATGCCAAAGACGCGGCTGAAAAATCCTTCGTTGCCGTACGGATTCGTTTCAGTACGACCAGTTACATTCATGAACTCCTGCTGCGATAGAGTTCCTGCTTTTTCACCAGAGCCGGAGTCGAAACCAGTGCGTCCAGTGGGCATCCCCTGTTGGGCAGAACGACCCTCTCGACGAGGCCCGTACATGTCACGAGGATCTCCTTGCTGTCGGCCTTGTGTGCTGCCGCGACGACCACCAGTCTGCGCTTCTACACGCTCTCGTTGTCCGCGAGTTGGATCCCCTTCGAATACGTCGCGTGGCGGCATCTCAATACACTCCCGAGAACTTGGTGCCCCTGATTGCAGCACCCGCACCACGAGCTTGTGGCGCCGCACCTACATCTGTGGCACCGCCCATCGCTTTTTTCATTCTTTTGCGGCCACGCTTGGGCTTTTTCTTGGTTTCTTCGTCACGTGGGGGTGCCCTGAAGTAATTTGTGGGCGCATCCTTTGGCCCTTTGTCCACATTTACATCGATTTCCGTATCCTTCGTCGCGATATCGGCCATCTTTGCAGTGTCTTTTTCTCTTCGGTTTAGTTTCTCAAGAGCGTCCCTCAAGGTGCCGCCTGCCTGAAACTCAACAGAATCTAACGTCTCGGCCTGCTTGGCATGAGTCTTGGAGGCTTTCTTCAACCCCTTGGCAACCTTGGTTACCTTTTTCTGCATCTTGTTCATGTTCTTCTCCAACACCTGAGAGCCACCATCCTTGCGGCGGCGACCTTCCTCGACAAGACCCTTGGCTTCACCATAGTCGATCTTCAGATCGTCAGCAAACTGCTTGATGCGCGGACGTGCCATCTAACTAACCTTTTCTTTTTCGTGACCAAGCCACACCGCAAATGCACCGGTCATAGCTCCAGTCACAACGCTTACAAGTCCCGCCTGCGCTGGTGTGGGATCGGGCAAAGTCATAAACCACTCCACTACCCGCCAAGCGGATATTGACATCATAATCATCATCAAGCGGGGTAGTATCTTCCACCGCAGGAATCTTTCCATCGTCACTTCGGCCACTGCTCATCTCACTTCTTGCCAAAAAACTTGGTCGCTGACCTTACCGCGAAGCTGGCGCTCACGATGACGCCCAAGGTGTATTGATAGTACTCGGGCATGGCCTCCAAAGCCGCAAAGCCCTCGGCTACAATCTGCCTGCCCCAGTCACCACAAAAAGCCAGTATAAGCGGGATGCTGAACAAAATGGTAAGCCACTCGTCCTTCCAGGAGTTCTGACTGCCCTTTGCCATCAGCTTCTCCCACTCCGCAGTGGACGTAGCTGCTGACACCATCACGGCAGCTTCCGCCTCCGCCTTGGCTTTGGCAATGGCTGTCTTGCCTCGTTGCTCCTCGGTCTTCGAGTCCATCCAAGAAGAAACCAGTCCGCTGACCGGACCAATCAGTGCCTGTATCATTTATTCCTCGACAATGCTGCCTGCGTATTAATTCTGTAGATGTTCACATCGTTGCGTGCTTCTGCAATGTCAGCCTGCAACTTCTGTCGCTGCTGCGCTAACTCGTACGACTGCTGCAACTTCTCGCGATCAATCTGGAAGTCCATCTCGTCATTAGCCATCTTGCGCTGGATTTCCATCTGCGAGTTCTCAAGCTCTTTCTCGCGGATGCCAATCAACGGATCCTGCTGCTGGTTGGCCTGTAGCGCAGGCATGATATCACGCATAATCTCGCTGACCTGCTGTGCAACCGTAGATTCGATGAGATCGGGCGCGATCTGCGGCACAGGCTCTCTTGCTTGCACCGCCTGCTTGGCCGCTTCTTGGAAGAACGCCATAACCTGATCCCGAGCCAGCGCACCAATGTGTTCCTGCACATGAGACAGTAACAATACAAACGCCTGCGGGTTAGCCGTGCCAACTTGCGAAGACAAGAACATGGTGTGCGCCACAATATGCGCCTCGTGATCCTGATCTGGGAATACCTGCAACGGCATGCCCTTCACAGCATTTGCATTCTCTGTGGCAGGGTCAAGCGGTTGCGGCGGTTGCGGCGGCGGCAAGATCGCATCGATGTTCTTGATGTCCATCGCATCGTACATCCGGCGATATGCCTCATACTGATTATGCAACTGCGGCGCCTGCTGCGCCAACTGCATCTGTGTCTGCGCCAATGACAGGCGCTGTGCCATCGAAAAGATCGACGGGTCTGACACTGGCAGGATATCTACACGGCCATCGAAGTCCTGCTGCATAACTTCGGCAGGCACGTTCTGACCAACAAAGTATGGATAGGGCGTCGGGTTGTCGGCAAAGATTTCTGACAGCAGCCGGAACTCTTGCTTCTGTCCGTAGTGCAGCCGCTTGTGAATCGACGAGATAATCTTCGAGCCTTGCTCGATCAGAGCCACTGTCGTGCCAACCGGTGCCTGTGCGTTTGCGTCTGCGATCTTTGCATCTGCAACCTGTGCAAACCTGCGGCCCGAATCCACGATCACACCAAGCAGTGACGCAAGTGTGCTCGACGGCTCCTTGTACGGCAGCGGAATCAAGGCGTTCCGCAAATCTCCACCCGGTGCGTCGATGTCCCTAAACTCACCTGGTGCCAACGGCTCGTCGTCGTTACGGATACGAACACCGCGCGCCTTGAACCCGGCAGGCAGATTCGACAACGTGCCGGCATCTATAAGCTGACGAAGGATCGAAGTCGCCGCACGTGACAGACCACCTATAGTATGAAGCAGACCAAAGCCATAAAAGCCAAACCCAGGAAGAAACTTGAAATGAGTAAAATATTGTCGTTTCCGTCTAAGGGGATCTGCCTGCCGATAGTTTCGTACCACTGACAAAACCTGCCCCGAAGACTCGTCAACAGTGACGATATACGGGAGTTTAATGCCTGTGGGCTGACCCATCTCATCGGCATCCTCAAAACCCTCAAGATCAAGCTCTGTATGGATTTCAAGCAAAGTGTGGCTGTCATCGCCATACGACGGATGAATACCCTGAAGCTCGTTACCAGTTGTTCGAATCGCACCATCTTCTTCCTCGTCCTGTGCTTGTATGTCCACGTCGCGGTACACACCCGCAACCTGTAACTTGCGAAGCTCGTTTTCAGTCAGACGGATAACATGCGTGACACGTTCAGCAGTGTTCAAATCACTGGCTGCGTACGGAACAATCAGATCCTCGGCAGGCACAAACTTTGAAACAGCACGCTGCTTGTTGGTGTCAAAGTAAACCTTCTTAAACGTCGATCCTGTCAGCGGCAGGTAGAACAACATCTGATCCGTGTCCGGATCATACTCGTCCATGATCTCCATAAGCTGGTAGTTCATAAAATCTTTTACGCGCTGGGCCTGATCCTCCAGCATCTTGTTCGATGCACCAAGAATCTGCGTCTTTACAGGACCACCAGCAGGCAGCATCTCCTTGTAAGCCTGCGCCTGAAACTGCGTCACCGCCTCGCTAAGAAGCGGGTGATGCACGCCACTTGCGCCAAGGAACGGCTCGTTGCGCTCTTCGTAATTTACACCAAGCAACTTCAAGCCCTTGGCAATCGCCTCTTCCCAGTCTTCGCGAGACTCCTTGTCGCCATCTACCTTGTTACTAAGATCAGACGACAACGAGCCAAGTATGGAATCATCCAGAACCTCGGCCAGATTGGCGTTGTGGTCGTACATCTCAGCCTGGACCTCGACCATCTCTTCCATGCCGGCAAGCTCAACACCCTCTGGAAGCATGTCCTCCATAGGCAGTTCGACTGTCATTTCTTCGGGCATCTGCTGCACCGGGCCACCCGGACCCATTGCCATGTCTACTGTCTGTGGAGGAAGTGCCATTAAGAGATTCCTTTAAAAGTGCCGCCACGACCTCTCATAACAGGTTTACGTTGAGAGACGTTTCTACCTCGGCTCGGTTTATCATACATTGCAAGATACTCTCGTGCCGCTTTTCTTATGGCTTCTCTAGGACTTCTTAAATCTTTTTCCGCCAAAGGAATTGCACGACTGGCAATCGGGTTAGACCCACCAGCTCCAGTGATAAACGATCTTGGTTTAGCTTTAGGATATTTTCTTGGTTTATTACGTCCTCTAGTAACTCCAGTTTTTCTCTTTCCGGGTACGCTAATTGGTCGTCTCATTAGAAAATCCCCTTAAATCGTTGCGGTCGAGCAATCGGACTAAAACCTTTGATCATACCGCCGGCAGCTTTCTTGGGTGGCCCAATCCGTTTGATGTACTCCTCGAATGACATGGTCGCCGAATAGTCTGTCTCGCCCGGCTTTGGGTCATAAAACCTGTCGCGAAGTTTTGCCAGAAGCTCTTCGTCCTTGATGTCGTCTTTTTTCTTTGTCATCAGAATACTCCCTTGAAGGTGCCACCGCGTTTTTTCATAACCGCGCCACCTTTCTTGTGCATGCGAGTTCCACCTAAGTCGCCTGCAATTGAAATCTCACGTATTTGATCTTCAATATCCAGGATGCTTTTCATGAGCGCACTACGAACTTCGGGAGTTCGTATATCAGGATCCTTCAAAGAACCCTTTATTATTTCTTGCTGATTACGAAGACTGGCAATCAGCATCTGTCTTCCTTCTTTATAGTCCATCACATCACCTGCCTTGCCATGCCACCAATGCCCGAGTGTATCAGTTTCTTTGGTCTCAAGTCTACGGGACCGCCTTTTGCCCGACGGAGCAGCTTTCCTCTGGTCATCTCGCCCACGGTGCCTAAGTCTTCCGTAAACTCCTGCTCACCAGTGGGAGGACGATCCTCTGGACGATAGCGTCTTCTACGTGTCCGACTTCTGTCAAAATAAATCGCACGAGCCTCACGGTGATCCCCCGCTGCTCTTGCATCTAAGTGTGGCAACGGCTCAATGGCACCGGTGTTTTGATTTTTAGCCATGATTGTCGGCAAAGTCACAACATCTGCTGGACCTCTGTTATCGTCCTCTAGTTTGTAACCAGCCTGCTTTAAACCCTTATCAACATTGCCACCGTAGATGTTCTGAGCAGGAATCCCCGAACGGGTCGGAGTGTCTCGCATGTCCATCCAATTCGGAAAGATAATCCCATCAAGACCTAGCTTCTCAGCCTCTTGAACCGCCAAACGAGTCGCAAACTGCGTAAAGTATGTGTCCGCATCTCTAGAGTTACCAAACGGCGTTCCCACTTTGAAAGCCCGAGGGGCGTCTACATTATTGATTGTTTTTACGTATTTCTCGAAATGGGACTTCATCTCGTTTCGAACTGACTCAGGAAGATCTGCATGCTCCGTATCAATCACCTGGTTCATCTGACGCACACTTTCGGAGGTGGGAACCTGCTCCGTCAAAGTGTCGCCCCGAGTCAGTATGAAATCTTCTAAATCTTCTTTTAAAGCTGTCTCCATCCGATTTTTCATCGTGCGCTGCATCATCGCTGCACGACTGCTAGAAGTTTGATTCAACGGAATGTTGTTTAGATCAGCGCCTATAAAACCAAACATGCCCGGATCACTAGTAACCAATGATCTAAAGTCCGACATGGTGATCGCGCCAGTTGGGTTGTCATACTGACTTTTGAAAAACTCATACGGAGTCATTGCGTTGGGGTCACCTAGATCCAACCCCTGTACTGCTTGCCTGACTCGCCTGTAAAATGAATCAGCCAAGAGTCCATCAGGTGATCCTTGACCTTCATAGAATCGTTGCATTTCATCAAAGCGCCGTGCTTCAGGTATCGCGGCTTCTGCCGCGTCTATCTCTCGTATACGAGCAAGAAACGCATCGTTGAATTTATCAATCTGCTCTGGAGATAAAACACCATCCGTGAAAAACATGCGGTCAATGTTTGCCGCCACACTGGCACCCGCACTGTCAGGAAAATCCGGGTTCATCCGCATCACGCCTGGCAGAATTCTTGTGCGTTCGTCACCGGGAATCAATTGGAAACTGTTGCTAATGCTGTTTGTCCGCTTGGTTTCTTCCCCTAAAACTTTTGGAACAACTTCCATGATCAGATCCATCATGTCATTTGAACCACCTTCGACAGGACGGATACCTCCAACATATGTTTGTCCAGGATTGTTCAAAGCACGAAGAGTGTCCCGAGCATCGGTCAGGCTTACATTCTCTCCGCCGACAACTATGAGGTCGTTGCCTAATTCAGTGTACGTATCGTCCCGTGATTGACCATAAAATCCAAGCTCATCACTAAGGGCCGTATCTCGTGGTAGTGAACTTTGTGCTGCTTCGTTAAAAACCCGCCTGCCTTCTTCACTCTCCCGCAAAAGATCAAGGGTGTACGAAGCCTCCGGACCAAAGAAAGTTTTGTCCGACTCCCCTCGGGCAAGCCGACGTTCTTCAACCGCCGTGTTGGACTGAATCTCTTGAATGATTCCTATCTTGCGTCCTTGATCGTCCTCAATTACATGAATGCGTATGTGACCAAAATATCCCGGCACTCCCTCTGTCGTTGGACCTTCTCTGCCCGTCATACCATGACCACCTTTCGGACCAAGACCGTGATCATTTATGCCTACTCCGCCTCGAAGTTGAACAACACCATCTTCTGTGAGAGGCAAGACAGCGTTCGGATTGCTAAGATAAATGTGTAA